TCAATTAACCTCGCTGTAAATCCCCACCACGCGACCCACCGTTTTTATCTCGTCGATACCGCATTCAAAGGGCACTTTGCCGCCCGCCACGTGGAGTTTTTTACCCGGAAGCAGCGTTAAGTCGCGGATGCTGGCGGTGCCTTCAATCTCAACCAGCCACACGCCGTCGGTTAACGATGCCTCTTTCTCGATAAAGTGCAGCTTACCTTCCGCCCGGACGGCGATGCCGCGCGCCAGTGGTTTACTAAAGAAAGTAGAATCAATACTCAAAGTGGTATTTTCTTCCAGTCTTCCATCACTGAGTGTGAATGTGGAGACTGACACAGGATCGCCCGGCGCGGGGTTACCTTCAAATTGCGCACCTTGTCCGGTCATCAGCCAGCGAAGGCTGGCGCCGGTATCCAGCACGCACTGAACCGCAAAGTCGTAAGAGATGGTACCGCGTGCGTAGCGGTTCTGAAGCGAACTGGCGGCGATATTAAAGTGGCGTGCCAGCTGAATTTTCTGCGTGAAACCATATACCTGACAGATTCTATCGAGTAACTCTTCATTATTCACTTGAGAATCTAATATCAAAATATATTCCTTTGAGTGTTTACTAATACTCATCTGGGTATTAATATCATTGCAAATTCGGGCAATCAGCAGCAGACGTTGGCAAACAGAGGCTATTGATTGCAGACATTATCAAAATGGGAATCATGCAGCATGGCATCTGAAATCGCAATCATCAAACGGCGGAAAAAACCGTGCTCTGCCCGTTTTCAGCGCACTGGCGTGCGTGAATTTACGCGAGGGGAGATATGGCGATAGAGGCTGCCCGTGCAAGCGTTCCACTCAGCGTGGGGGCTCGTCTTAACGGGCTTAACCACATCGCAGAACTGCGTGCCCGATACGGGAACGATAGCGGAAAAGAGCTGGCACGGTTTATGGCAGAGATGCGCGATAAGCGCGATCCCTGTTTTGAGGAGAACGGCAGGGCGCTGGCCGCCATCTTTTTCCTGGCGAGATTACCCGTCGCCCGTCATGAGTGCGATATCAGTGAGCTGACGACAGAGGAGAAAAAGGCGCTGATTAATGCCATGAACCATTTTCGTGCTGTCGTGAGTTTATTTCCTGAACGGCTGACCATGCCGATATAACCCAACCACAAACCTAATGGCGTAAACCCGCCGGGCATTCTATTGCCTGAATTTAAGGAGAACGCGTGATGCGAAACAGTGAAAACCGCCCTTATCCGACCGGAAGTGAGGAACTGAAACGCCTGCTGGCGGAGGCAAAAACAGAGGAACGCTGCGCGCGAGCCCTCGCGGTCTCCCTGCGCCTGGAGGCGCTGGCAAGCCATATCTATAAAACCGGCATGAGCGGAGAAGACGTTGCCGAACTGCTGTGCCACGAGGCGGCTCGCTACGAACGTGAATCCCAGGAGCTGCACTGATGGCCGATTTTATCGATCTTGCGCAAGCGCGCGAGCAGGAAGACAGAGAGCGGCACATTAATAGCGCCCGCAGACGGCCCGCAACGCCCTCGCGTTTCCTTTGCGAGGACTGCGAGGCCCCGATACCGGAGGCGCGCCGAATGGCGGTGCCTGGTGTGGCCTTGTGCATCACCTGCCAGGAGATTGCGGAGATGAAAAATAAACATATCCGGGGAGGGTGAGTTGGCTACGTCATTTGCGTATCCGTGGAATGCTCCACGGTCGGCCATTGCCAGCCCTTACCTTTCCCATGCCCAACAGCAGCGCCGCGATCGTTTTTTCGCGGCGATACGGGAGGCAAGGATTGCCCTCTCCCTGCAACCTGACTGCGTGCGTTTCGACGTCTGGCGCACGGTTGATGACCTTGAACAGCGTCAGGGCAGCCCGCAGGCCAATGCCTTTTTGGTCCGCTTCTGCAACAGGATGTTACCCCGTCTGCGGCTGGTCTCTGAACGCTATGCCTGCGCAGGCCTGCATGACACGGTCTCCAGGGCCGTGCTTGACGGCCATTTTGACACTCCGCTTCAGCAATATCTTGCCTCCCGCATGGTTGATCTGGTTGCACGCTTTAACCGACTTGCGGATATGTCCCGCGCGGATATCGACCTGCTGGCCGCAGATATCGCCAGCTTTATTCGCGGTGAGCTGGCGAATATAAATGATGCTGACCTGGGTGAATACCAGACGCTTTACGTCTGGTATCAGCGCGCCGGCCTGATCGCCCGGCAGTTTAAGGTGTCACCTCCACACTGGGAACGGGTGTCGAAGACGTTTTTCAACAAAGACGATGTTGCCGCAGCGGTGATCCGCCTGTTTTCAGAGACATGGTGGCGCGGGCGATTGCGTCGGATTGCGGCTGCCTGGCGCGAGCATTTACAGATTGCCCTTGGCAACGTCAGCAAAATGAGAACGGCGTATGCGAGCAAGCGCTGCGTGACCGAATGGCGCGAGCAGAAGCGCCGCACCCGTGAATTTCTTAAGGGCATGGAACTCGAAGATGAAGAGGGCAACCGCATCAGCCTGATCGAAAAAATCGATACCTCGGTCGCTAACCCGGCGATACGTCGCTGTGAACTGATGACCCGCATTCGCGGGTTTGAAAATATCTGCCAGGCACTGGGCTATGTGGGCGAGTTCTATACCTTAACCGCGCCTTCGGCATATCACGCGACGGTGAAATCAGGCTACCCCAACGCGAAGTGGAACGGGGCCAGCCCGGCGGATACGCAAAACTACTTCACCCGTCTGTGGGCGCGCATCCGCGCAAAGCTGCACCGTGAGGGGCGCCGAATTTTTGGTATCCGCGTTGCGGAACCTCATCACGACGGCACGCCTCACTGGCACATGCTGATGTTTATGCTGCCGGAAGATGTCGGGCACGTTCGCCAAATTATGAATGATTATGCCTGCCAGGAAGAGGCCACAGAACTGTGTAGCGAAAGTGCCAGAAAGGCACGTTTTCACGCGGAGGCGATCGATCCCCTGAAGGGCAGCGCGACCGGCTATGTTGCCAAATACATCTCAAAGAATATCGACGGCTTTGCGCTCGATGGTGAGACCGATTATGAAAGCGGTAGGCTGTTGAAGGAGATGGCTTCTGCTGTTTCAGCCTGGGCGGGACGCTGGCACATTCGCCAGTTTCAGTTTATCGGCGGGGCACCGGTCACGGTCTATCGCGAGCTGCGCCGTCTGGCTGATAACGAGGCCGTGCGCGGTTTGAGCGTGGAGTTTGCCGCCGTCCATGAAGCTGCCGACGCTGGGGACTGGGCGGGTTACGTCACCGCGCAGGGCGGGCCATTTGTCCGTCGCGATGATTTACAGGTACGCACGCTGTATGCGCCGCGCGTCGGGTTTAACCAGTACGGCGAGGAAACGGTCTGCATCCGCGGCGTGTACGACTCCGCCGTCGGCGCGGGCAGCCCGATTTTAACCCGGCTCATGCAGTGGAAAATTGTGCCGAAGCGGACCGTGGATAATCGGGATGTTCCCGTGCTCTCTCGGAGTTCTGTCAATAACTGTACGGTGAACGATCTCTCACAACCCCTTAACCGGCGTGCGAGACGGGCATTAACCGAACGCATCAAACGCGTTCGGCCCGGCGCGAGAACCCCCGTTGTCTATGAGCGGGATCCACAGAACGGGATACCTGAGAGGGTGATTGACGAGATACGCCTCGCCACCGGGATCGTCATTAGCCGTGCCGAGGCGCTGCATCTTATGGCGGGCGGCGTCAGCCGCTTTCACACCAAATGGTGTCGAGGCGCAGCTGACGGAGCGCTATTTCCGGCAGCGTGTTCTTATCAGGAAAAGAGGCGGAAAATCCTTGAACGTATTGGGCATTTAACGGATCTGTTAACCCAGCGAGCATGCTAATCTCCATCGATATCATGTACATACCGTAAAGTGTTCTGATTTTTCGCTTCACTCTTTTTATGAATACGTGATACTGTATGTTTATACAGTATCTCGTGGTGGAGGTTGTGTGGACAGAGAGTTGAACGAGCAAGTCATGATTGAACGAGTCGAGATGATTGCGCGACTGACGACAGAAGGAACGTGTCAGGAGAGAGATCGTGAAATTGCCCTGAATTTAATTGCTGAGATTGCGCGGGGAAATTTAATCAAGAACAACGCGTTCACCGTTGTTTTCTCGGCATCGCCTGTTCCGGAACGAATCAAAAAAGAGAGCAATGTTCGGGTGAACATCACGCTCGATAAAGATCAGCTGATTGGCCAGTCCATCGTCGAGGCATTTCAGTGTGAATTGACCCGCAGGATAGGAGCCTTGTTTCCCTCATCGCGGGTAACCGTGAAAATAGGGTCGGTAACGGGGGTTGAGCTCCAGGGGCTTGAAAGGGAGGCCGATCGCGAGGCGCTGGATTCTATTCTCCGGGAAGTCTGGGAAGATGAAAGCTGGCGCTAGCCCTGCGTCATTACCCGGAACGAACACTTCATTCAGATTTTGCGTTTCCCTTAAACCGCGCATTGTTGCTCGCGGACGGTCTGTTGTGTCCGGGATTGCCCATCTCTCATCGATAGCGAAAAAGCCGCTGGCCCAGGAAACTCTACAGTACCTGGAAAACCGGATGTTGGGAGCGTCTGATGAAGATCTATGCAATGCAGGGGGACACGCTTGATGCCATTTGCGCCCGTTTTTATGGGCGCACGGCAGGCGTCGTTGAAGCCGTTCTGAAGGCCAATTCTGGCCTCGCCGAATCAGGCGTTATCTTGCCTCATGGCACGCCGGTAGAGATGCCGGAGGTTGATAGCGCCCCCACAAAAGAATCCGTAAACCTATGGGACTGAGCCTGGAGAAAATCACCACGTTTATCGCCTACTGGCTGGCCGTGGCACTGGCCTGGTTCGGGGCGATGTCTCCTGAAAAAGTCGCGCTGTACGTGGGAAGTCTGTGCGCCATTTTTACCGCGCTGACGAATTACTGGTTCAAACGAAAAACCTGGCGCTATCTCCAGTCTCTTGGACTCGATAAGAAGAGTATTCGTGAACTCAATCATTAAGCGTTGCAGCGTCGCTGGCGTGCTGGCCCTGGCGGTGCTGATACCTGACTTTCGGTTACTGAAAACGTCCCCTGATGGGCTGGCGTTGATTGCCGATCTCGAAGGATGTCGCCTCTCGCCCTACCGGTGTAGCGCTGGCGTGTGGACGTCTGGCATTGGCCACACGGCAAACGTTGTGCCTGCACGGGATATTACCGAGCGTGAGGCAGCGGTAAATCTGGTCGCTGATGTGCTCAATGTTGAACGTCGGCTGGCAGTGTGCGCGTCGGTTGAGATGCCACCCCGGGTCTACGACGCGCTAGTGAGTTTCACGTTTAATGTTGGCACGGGCGCCGCCTGCCGTTCGACCCTGGTGTCGTTTATTAAGCGTAAACAGTGGTCGCAGGCATGCGGGCAGCTTACCCGCTGGGTATATGTGAATGGCGTTAAAAATGCCGGGCTGGAAAATCGTCGTATCCGCGAGAAGGCCTGGTGCATGAAGGGGCTGCCGTGAAAGTCCTGATGCTGTTGCTGGCCGGTCTGCTGGCTATCACGCTGTGGCTTCGTCATGACAACCTGACGCTGTCCCGTTCCTTAGCCAGCGCGAACCGGGTTGCCAGTGAACAAAAAAACGCCCTCGCCACGCTTAACCAGCAGCTTTCCCTGTCGCAACGGGTTGCCCGAACACATGAAGTCGCCCAGGTCAGGCTTCGTGAAGAACTGCTCACTGCGAGTGAGGAACGCGCGAGACGGGAAGCGACTATCGGGAGATTACTCAATGAAAATGACGCGTTACGCCGCTGGTATACCACTCAGTTGCCTGATGCTGTCCGCCGGTTGCACACCCGTACCGCCTGCGCCTCCGCAGCCCATTGTTTACAACGCCTGCCCGAAGGTGAGCCGCTGCCCAATGCCGGGAAGCGAACCCGCCACTAACGGCGATCTCAGTGCAGATATTCGCAGGCTTGAGTATGCCCTTATCGCCTGCGCGCTGCAGGTTGAAACCATTAAAGACTGTCAGGATAAAATCGATGCACAAACTCAAGAGCCTGCGTCAGGCATTAATTGACGCGATTTCCCAACTGAAAGCAAACCCGGATCGGCTGCAGATGTCGGTCGGCAGCGGCAATATCGATGCCCGGCTTGCCTCCTCGCTCTCCTTTGAAAAGCACTATGAGCTGAATGCGAAGGTCAACAGCTTCTCCGGCGACAGCGAGGGCGTTTTCGTCCCGGTAGTGGCCTGGCTTGGGGAAAACCAGCCGGACATTTTTACCCTCGATGAAGGCCGCAAAAACGGCTGTTCCTTCACGATCGTTTTAAACGATGACGATACGATGGATATCAGCATCAAAGTGCAATTAACCGAGCGCATTCTTGTTTCTCAGGAAGAGGGCGGTTTGCACGCAACGTATTCCCCCGAACCGCCGCTGCCGGAGCCCGTCACGCGTCCGAAGGCCCTATACATCAACGGGGAGCTGGTCAGCGAGTGGGAGGCGTAATTTCCCCGCGCTGAGGGCCGCCTGCGGTCTGTTGTCTTGCCAGCTTGTTGTCTCATCCCGCACCAAACCCCGTCTCGTTGCTGCCGTTCTTTCTGAACGGCATTCTCTTCTTATGAATACGCTAACTTCCATGAACGGCATCGCTCGCGCGATCCGCAATCTTATTCGTATCGGTGTTGTAACCGATGTTGACCTCAACAGAGGGCTTTGTCGTGTGCAGACCGGCGGGATGAAAACCACCTGGCTGAACTGGCTAACCTGTCGTGCGGGACGTTCTCGCGTGTGGTGGGCCCCTTCCGAGGGAGAACAGGTACTGTTGCTGGCCATCGGCGGCGAGCTCGATACCGCCTTTGTGCTACCGGGTATTTTCTCGGACGACCATCCGGCGCCGTCCGGTTCGCCTGATGCGTTCCACGTCTCGTTTCCTGACGGCGCGGTGATCGAGTACGAACCCGAACGCGGGGCGCTGACGGTTTCAGGTATTAAAACAGCCGACATTACCGCCTCTGAATCGCTGACCGCCACCGTGCCGGAGGTGCGGGTGACGTCAACGTCCCGCATCACGCTGGATACGCCTGAGGTGGTGTGTACCAACAAGTTAATTACCGCCTCGCTTGAGGTGCAGAAGGGCGGGGTAATGGCCGGGAATATTGCGCATTCCGGCGGTCAATTCACCTCCAACGGGGTGCAGGTGGACAACCACGCGCACGGCAGTGTGCAAAGCGGCGGAAGCTGGACTAAGGGGACACAATGACGGTGCGTTACAGGGGGATGAACAGGCAGACCGGGCTCAGCATTTCAGAGGCAGAACACATCCGGCAGAGCGTGCGCGATATTCTGGTGACGCCTGTCGGCTCGCGGGTTATGCGCCGTGATTACGGCTCGCTGCTGGCGGCGATGATCGACAGGCCACAGAGCCCTGCGCTGCGTCTGCAAATCATGGCGGCATGTTATTCCGCTATCCAGAAATGGGAACCACGGATCAGCCTGACGGCCATCACTTTCGAGCGTTCGGAGAATGACGGGACGTTGTATGTCGATATCACCGGCACGCGCCCGACTTCCGGACAATCTTTTTCTATCACCATTTCACTGAGTTAAACGCTATGGCTATTGTTGATCTGAGCCAGCTCGCCGCGCCTGATGTCGTGGAGGAGGTGGATTATGAAACGCTGTTGGCAGAACGAAAGGCCACCTTTGTCTCGCTCTATCCGGAAGAGGAGCGAGAGGCGATTGCACGTACGTTGACGCTGGAATCAGAGCCGATTGTGAAGCTGCTGCAGGAGAACGCCTATCGGGAGGTCATGTGGCGCCAGCGCGTGAACGAGGCCGCGCGTGCGGTCATGCTGGCCTACGCTGCCGGCCGCGATCTCGACCAGCTTGGGGCTAACGCTAACCTTGCGCGTCTGGTCATTACCCCCGCCGACGATACGACGTTTCCGCCCACGCCAGCTGTGATGGAGTCTGATACCGACTTTCGTTTGCGCATCCAGCAAGCGCCGGAAGGGCTGAGCGTGGCCGGTTCGACGGGCGCTTATCAGTTCCACGGTCGCAGTGCAGATGGCCGGGTGGCGGATATCTCCGTTATCAGTCCACAGCCGGCGAACGTCACGGTCTCTGTGCTCTCCCGGGAGAATAACGGCGTGGCTTCTGAGGAACTGCTCGCCGTTGTTCGCAATGCGCTGAACGATGAGGACGTCAGGCCCGTTGCCGACCGTGTGACCGTCCAGTCGGCCTACATTGTTGACTACCGAATTGAGGCATCGCTTTTCCTTTTTCCCGGCCCTGAAAGTGAACCTGTACTCAGCGCGGCAAGAGCCCGGTTACAGGCCTATATCACGGCTCAACATCGGCTTGGACGCGATATTCGCAAGTCCGCCATTTACGCGGCACTGCATGTTGAAGGGGTGCAACGCGTAGAGCTGACCGCGCCCGCGGCTGACATTGTACTTGATGAAACTCAGGCTTCATGGTGCAGCCACTACAGCGTAACCGTGGGGGGGAACGATGAGTAATACCCGCCTTTTACCGGTTGGTTCGTCATTTCTTGAGGTGGCGGCCGCGCGCGCCTGTGCAGACATTGAAAATACGCCTGTTCCGCTGCGGCATCTCTGGAGTGCGGACACTTGCCCGGCGAATCTGCTGCCCTGGCTGGCATGGGCGTTTTCGGTTGATCGCTGGGATGAGAACTGGCCGGAAGCCACCAGGCGGGATGTGATTCGCGCGGCGTGGTTTATTCATGCCCACAAGGGGACGATTGGCGCCGTGCGTCGTGTGGTGGAACCGCTTGGCTATCTGATCAACGTCACCGAATGGTGGCAAACCAACGATCCGCCCGGCACCTTTCGCCTTGATATCGGCGTCTTAGACACGGGCATCACCGAGGAAATGTATTACGAAATGGAGAGGCTTATTGCTGATGCAAAGCCTGCCAGCCGCCACCTTATTGGCCTGAATATCATCCAGGACATACCGGGATATCTCTACACCGGTGCCCTGAGCTATGACGGCGACATCATCACGGTTTATCCCGGATAAGTGAGAGCACAATGACAGTGAAATATAAAACGGTTATCACCAAAGCCGGTGCCGAAAAACTGGCTGCCGCGACCATCCCGAACGGCAAGAAAGTGAACTTTACGGCGATGGCCGTAGGTGACGGTGGCGGTACATTGCCAGCGCCAAACGCAAACCAGACGAAACTCGTCAATGAAGTCTGGCGGCATGCGCTGAATAAAATTAGCCAGGACAAAAAGAATAAAAACTATGTCGTGGCGGAGCTGCTGATTCCTCCTGAGGTTGGCGGTTTCTGGATGCGCGAGATGGGGCTGTATGACGATACCGGGACGCTGATTGCGGTCGGGAATATGGCAGAAAGTTACAAGCCCAAGCTGGAAGAGGGCTCGGGACGCGCACAGACTGTACGTATGGTCATTATGGTGAGCGATATCTCTTCGGTTGAGTTGATGATTGACACCTCAACGGTGATGGCGACGCAGGATTATGTAGACGGTAAGCTCGCGGAGCATGAACAGTCGCGGCGCCATCCGGACGCGACCCTTGCCGCTAAGGGTTTTACACAACTCAGCAGCGCAATCGACAGCGCCTCCGAGGTGCTCGCTGCAACGCCGAAAGCGGTGAAGGCGGTTTACGATTTGGCAAACGCTAAGTACACGGCGGTGGATGCGACAACTGCGCGCAAAGGAATTGTCCAGCTAAGCAGCGCTATTGATAGTGTCTCTGAGGTGCTGGCGGCGACGCCAAAGGCGGTGAAGGCAGCGTATGATTTGGCGAAAGGAAAGTATACGGCTGCAGATGCAACGACGACGCAAAAGGGCATCGTTCAGCTTAGCAGTGCAACCGATAGCGCGTCTGAGACGCTAGCGGCAACAGCAAAATCGGTTAAGGCAGCCAATGATAATGCCAATGGGAGAGTACCGTCTGGGCGTAAGGTTAATGGCCGTGCGTTAACAGGCGACATTAATGTTACTGCACAGGATATCTTTAACGGTCAGGCTGTGGGGATTGGTAATGCAGAGGATCTGAATGCCTATACCACCCCCGGGCTGTATTACCAGCCAGCGAATGCCCAGGCACAGACCGGTAAAAACTATCCTGAATCGAATGCCGGCTCGCTGGTAGTCTATAAGCATGCGGGTATCACGCAGATTTACCGGATTTATAACAGCTCCCTCTCATACATCCGTACACTTTACAGCGGGACGTGGTCTGGATGGGTTAAGCAGTATGACGCGGCCAATAAACCTACTGCCGGGGATGTGGGTGCGGTAGCAAAAGCGGGTGATGCGATGACAGGTAAACTCACCATGAACATTGATGGTGAAACAATCCTGTTAAGGCCAAAAACAGCGGGTGCGCCAAGTTATATTATTTCCCGTGATTCGTCAGGTGCTAACCACTGGTATGTTGGAGCAGGTTCTACCAACAACGCAGACACTGTTTTTAATAACTATAAAGGCGGAAACAATAACGTTCAGTTAAAAACTGACGGTTCAGTGACGCTAAATCCTGTGCAAGGGAAATCTGTAATTGCAAATGGTCCCGTCCAGATTGGTGGTGTTGGCAATGCAATTTTAAATATTGGTGATAATGATTCTGGATTACGTAGCTCAAAAGACGGTCAGGTTGATCTTTGGGCTAATAATAAGATGTTCGGTTATTGGAATACCACCACATTTTCATTTTCAGGTCAGATAATACCCACCAATTATTCTAACTTTGATGGGCGCTATTACACCAAAGCTGAAAGCGATTCGAGATTTCAGGCAAAAGGTAGTTACACACCTGCTGGTCAGGCTTACACTAAAGCTGAATCGGATGCTCGCTATGGTATAGGAAGAACCACAACGGGCAACAATAATGCTTATTACACACACGGTAATGGTACTGTCTTTATGCAGGCAGTTAGAAGTGTTGTGGTCGGTAATAACACTGCCGTGACAGTTACTCTGCCAACGTCATTCCCTAATGGTATTTTGGGCACCGGCGTAAGTTATTTTGGTAGTGGTGGTAATAACTCAGATTCATTTTATCTTTGCACGCCAGTTGGAAAGAATCAGGTGAAAATCGAAACACATAACTGTAACGGTACATTTTCATTAATTGTGGCAGGCTATTGAAATGAGAAAATTTTTTAGCAACGCAGATAGCAGTTTTTATCTTGAAGATACGATTCAGGTTTACGAAGCTCAAGGTATTTTTGTTCCTCTGGATTTGAGGGAGATTTCAGACCTGGAATATGAATCTTTCATGGTGTCACCTGACAGAAAGACACCTCATTACAATATTGATAGAAATTGCATGGAGTGGATTGATATCGCTCCGCCATCACAAGAAGAGTGTATATCGATAGCCAGGTCAACTAAGGAGAGGTTATTGTCTATAGCGACACAGGCGATCTCTCCCCTACAGGATGCTGTTGATTTATCTATGGCGACGGACGCGGAGATCGCCTCTCTGCAGCAGTGGAAGAGATATCGGGTTATTCTTAGTCGCATTGATACTAACAACGCTCCGGATATTATCTGGCCTGAAACGCCGCCTAACAGTTAACACTAAGCCCGCGTGAGTTGCGGGCTTTAGTTTAAATATCCTTTCATTATTATGCACTCTACAATCCCACTTGTAATCGATATTGTTACATCTCTATTCATTAGTGAAATGAAATAAAAAATTTCATTTATGATTGCATTTGATAATCACTTCATTTTTTTTCGCACTATCGTCAATATTTTTATCTAGGAAAAACTATATCCTGCGATTATGCGTTGTGCTGTAACTTCACCAACGGCATTTCATTTCTAACATTTCGAATTCATCACAAAATGGTTGCTCCACTAAACCACGGTGTTAAACGGATGGGCGACTATCACCACGGCGTGGAAGTCATTGAAATCAACGATGGCACCCGCACTATTTCCACCGTCTCGACGGCAATCATCGGCATGGTCTGCACGGCCAGCGATGCTGACGACAAGGCATTCCCTCTTAACGAACCAGTGCTCATTACCAACGTGCAAAATGCAATTGCGAAAGCCGGTAAGGCGGGGACGCTGTCCGCTTCTTTGCAGGCGATTGCTGACCAGTGTAAACCGGTTGTCGTTGTTGTTCGCGTGGCCGAAGGCACCGCAGAAACGCCGGAAGAGGCACGCCAGCAGACAATTTCCAACATCATTGGCACCACTGATGAAAACGGCAAATACACCGGCCTGAAGGCGCTTCTGACCGCGAAAACGGTCACCGGCGTTAAGCCGCGTATTCTCGGCGTACCGGGGCTGGACTCTCAGGAAGTGGCAACCGCACTGGCCGCAATGTGCCAGAGCCTGCGCGCGTTCGGCTATGTCAGCGCATGGGGTTGTAAAACCATTTCTGACGCGATCGAGTACCGCAAAAACTTCAGCCAGCGCGAGCTGATGGTTATCCACCCTGATTTTCTGGCATGGGATACCACCACGAATGCGACGACGATGGCATGGGCGACCGCTCGCGCCCTTGGCCTGCGCGCCAAAATCGACCAGACAATGGGCTGGCATAAAACCTTGTCGAACGTGGGCGTCAACGGCGTCACGGGCGTAAGCGCCTCTGTTTCCTGGGATCTGCAGGAGCAAGCGACCGATGCCAACCTGCTTAACCAGGCCGGTGTCACCACGTTGATTCGTAACGATGGCTTCAAATTCTGGGGCAACCGTACCTGTTCAGACGATCCGTTATTCGTCTTTGAAAACTACACCCGTACCGCACAGGTGCTGGCCGATACCATGGCCGAAGCGCATGCATGGGCGATGGATAAACCCATTACCCCTACGCTTATCCGCGACATCGTGTCCGGTATCAATGCCAAGTTCCGCGAGCTCAAAACCAACGGCTATATCGTTGACGGCTCCTGCTGGTATGACCCTGAATCGAACGATGCATCCACCCTGAAAGCGGGGAAATTGTATATCGATTACGACTACACCCCTGTCCCGCCGCTGGAAAATCTGACCTTGCGCCAGCGCATCACCGATACCTATCTGGCTGACCTGTCAGATTCGGTTAATAGCTAAGGAGCTGAAGCATGGCGTTACCACGCAAACTGAAATATCTGAATATGTTCAACGATGGCCTGAGCTATATGAGCGTTGTTGAGTCTGTCACCTTACCCAAACTTACCCGCAAGCTGGAGAAGTATCGCGGTGGCGGCATGCCGGGCTCGGTCTCTGTTGACCTTGGCCTGGACGATGATGCCCTGGCGCTGGAGTGGACCGTTGGCGGTCTGCCGGACGCCGCGCTGTGGGCACAGTATGCCTCTCCGGGCGCGGACAGCGTGCCTCTGCGCTTTACCGGCTCTTATCAGCGCGATGATACCGGCGAAATCTCCGCCGTCGAAATCGTCATGCGCGGCCGTCACAAAGAGTTTGATGGCGGTGAAAACAAGCAGGGCGAGAGCGGCACCACCAAGATGTCCACCGAGTGCGCGTACTACCAGCTGACCATCGATGGCAAAGAGATCATTGAAATCGACATCATCAACATGGTGCTGAAAGTCGATGGCGTTGATCGCCTGGCGGAACACCGTAAGGCCATCGGCCTGTAACCCTTTAACCGGCCGGGATCGCCGGCCGGTAAGTTAACTTTCTAAGAGTATCGAAATGGAAAATATCAACGAGACCACCATGAACGAAAGTGAAAACCCACACATCGTCACGCTTGATAGCCCCGTTTTGCGCGGCGAGCAAAAAATTGAAAAAGTGACCGTTGCAAAACCCAATGCGGGAACCCTGCGTGGGGTATCGCTGGCGTCGCTGGCGCAATCCGATGTCGATGCGTTGATCAAGGTGCTGCCGCGAATGACCTCACCAGCACTGACCGAGCATGAGGTCGCGCGCCTGGATGCCTGCGATCTGCTCTCTTTTGCAGGTAAGGTGATCGGTTTTTTGTCACCGGCTTCGGCTCGCTGAAATTTCCCGAAAACCTGTCGGTCGACGATCTGATGGCGGATATCGCGGTGATCTTTCACTGGCCGCCGTCAGAGCTGTACTCCCTGAGCGTGACCGAACTCCTCTTATGGCGCGAAAAAGCGCTGCAGCGAAGCGGAAACCACCATGAGTAATAATGTCAGACTTCAGGAGCTGCTTAAGGCAGTCGACCGGGCAACCCGACCGCTTAACGCTCTCCATAACGCGAGCCGCACCCTCGCAAGCGATATCCGTGATTCACAGACGGCGCTGGGGGTGCTCGATGAGCAGGCGGGGCGGATTGATGGCTTCAGGAAAGCAAACGCCCGGCTCGCCATGACTGAGCAGTCTGTTGCCCGGGCGAAACAGCAGGCCGCGGCGCTGGCGGTGCAGTTTAAAAACACGCAAAACCCCACCCAGGCAGAGGCTGATGCATTGTCCGCAGCCCGAAAATCGGCAGCCGACCTTAAGCTTGAGTACAACAACCTGCGCTACTCGGTTCAGCGTCAGCGCGCTGAACTCACACAGGCAGGCATAAACACGCGCACGCTCTCGTCGGATGAGCGTCGTTTACGAACCCATATCAGTGAAAAAACGCAGCAGCTTAACCGACAGCGGGATGCGCTGGCTCGCGTCAATCAGCAGCAGGAGAGACTGAGTACCGTTCAGAACCGCTACGAGTCAGGCAAACGCGTTGTCGCGCGGGTGAACCAGCTGGCGACTGCGGGGGTGGGCATGGCAAAAGCGGGCTTTGACCAGACGTCCCGGTTTATGGCGCCTGGCATCAGCTTTGAAAAGCAGATGTCGGCCATTCAGGCAAACCTTGGCCTGGCGAAGGGGGATTCCCGGCTTGAGGCGATTCGCCAGCAGGCGCGGGAGGTCAGCGCCAGGACCGGAGTACCTGCAGATACGGTCCTTCGGGCACAAACCGAACTGACTCGTTCAGGCTATGACGCCGATGGGCTGCTTGCGGCCACCGCGCCAACGGTCAACCTCAGCCTGGCGGGGAGTGTCGACGCGGCTAAAGCGGCCGATATGATCGCCAGCACGCAGGCCGCGTATAGCCTGGCCGATACGGACGCGGGACGCATCGCAGATGTGCTTACGCGCGGTTCTACCTCTTCAAATACCAGCCTCGCTGAGATGGTGGCGGCCGTCACCTCCGCTGCGCCCGCTGCGGATGCATCCGGTATGGGGCTTGAAGAGACCACCGCGCTGCTGGGCGTTCTGGCGGAAAAAGGGATGAAAGGCGCCGCCGCCGGGGACGCGCTCAGCGCGATGTTGCGTCACGTTCAGACGCCGGATGCCATAAAAGCCGCGGGGGCGCTGGCTTCCGCTGCGGGTGATGGATCGCTTGATGAAAAACGCCAGCAGTTGCAGGGGGCAAAAGGCAGTACCGCGATTGCGGCGTCCGTGCAGACCGATAATCTTGACGGCGATATCAACCGATTCCAGGCCGCGTGGAGCGGGTTGAAGATTGACGTGTTCGATAAAGCGGATGGTGCTCTGCGTAAACTGATAACAACCGCAACCGGCTGGCTTAGCACGGCCTCCCTTTGGGTGAATGCCAACCCCGCGTTAACGCAGACCCTCGCCAGCATCGTTGTCGGCGCGCAGGCGTTTTCAGGCGTACTGGGGGGAGTTGGTATGGCTATCGGCCCGGTTCTGACGGGCGTCAATATGGTCATTACCGCAGCCGGGATGTTGGGAACGGTATTCAGCGTGGTGGGCGGGGCCATCATGACGGTACTGGGAGCCCTTAGCTGGCCGGTTATCGCCCTTGGTGCAGCGATTGCCGCAGGTGCATTACTCATTTTCAAATACTGGGAGCCCATCAGCGCCTTCTTTGGCGGCGTGATGGAGGGGCTTTCGGCGGCCTTCGCACCGTTAGGCGAGTTGTTCTCACCGCTGATGACGGTATTTGATGCTATCTCGGAGAAGGTGGGCGGTATCTGGCAGTGGTTCACTGACCTGATCTCGCCGATTAAGGCGACGCAGGAAACGCTGGATGGCTGTAAAAATGCAGGCGTGATTTTTGGGCAGGCGCTGGGAGAGGCGCTAATGGCACCGCTGAATCTCTTTAACAGCCTGAGTGGCAAGGCCAGCTGGCTGCTGGAGAAGCTCGGTATTATCAAAAGTGAGTCGGATAATCTCGACACCGCAGCGGCAAAAGCAGAAGCGGCATCTCCTCCAGTAGGCAGTTCGTCTGTTCCAGGCGCGGGGTTCTATGGCGGCAGCCTGGGGTATCAGCCAACCGTTGCTGCTGCAGGTCGTTCTTACGTCGATCAGAGTAAAAGCGAATATAACATCACGCTGCAGGGTGACATCTCTTCCGGAACGGATCTGACTCGTCAAATTCGTGAGGCCATAGAGAATAGTGAACGTGAAAAAATGAGACGGCAGCAATCCAGCTATATATATGGTTGAGGAGAGAGAAAATGTTAATGGTGCTGGGGCTGTTTGTCTTTGAACGACGAACCTTACCGTATCAGACAATGCAGTTTACAAAGGACTACCGTTGGGCGTCCAACGATCGCATCGGGAAACCCAAAGCCTGGCAGTATCTTGGCGAAGGCGAGACATCTTTTACCCTCACCGGGTTACTTTACCCGGAACTCACGGGAGGGCGACTTTCTCTCAAGGCGGTTGAGCTGATGGCGAATGAAGGACGGGCATGGCCGTTGATAGACGGTACCGGCATCATTCACGGCATGTTTGTCATTGAGAAAGTCACGCACACGCATTCGGATTTTTACAGTGACGGTACCGCCCGAAAAATTGAGTTTACCCTGTCGCTAAAACGCGTGGACGAATCGCTGATGACGACGTTTGGCGACCTGCGAACGCAGGCCTCAGAGCTGGTGGAAAGCGCACGGAATAGCATTGGAGGGCTGGTGGGATGATCACCGAAATGAATATCCGGGCGGGTGGAAAAATCGCCCCTGATTTTATGCTTAAGCTTGACGATCGTGATATCACGCAAAATTTCAGCCATCGTCTTATCAGCCTGACCATGACCGACAAACGGGGGCTGGAAGCCGATCAGCTGGATATTCTGCTGGATGATTCCGACGGGCTGCTGGACTTGCCTGCCCGGGGGGCAAGGCTGTCCTTATGGCTGGGATGGGAGGGAACCCCGCTCGAGGAGAAAGGGGACTTTACGATTGATGCGATTCATTTCCGGGGCGCGCCGGACACGCTGACCATCCAGGGATTCAGCGCAGATTTTCGTGGAAAGCTAAACGTGCGGCGCGAACAGTCGTGGCATGACATGACGATTGGCGCGATAGTCGATACCATCGCTCAGCGTAACCAGTTGACCGCCAGCGTCGCGTCGGGGCTTGCATCCATCGCCATCTCTCATATTGACCAGTCTCAGGAGACAGACGCGGCCTTCCTCTCCCGCCTTGCTGAACGTAATGGAGCATTTGTTTCAATCAAAGCCGGGAAGATTATCTTTATGAAAGCGGGCCAGGCCGTGACGGCCAGCGGCACTCCGCTTTCCTTAATGATGATTGAACGTGGGGATGGCGATAAGCACCTTTTTTCCATAACTGACCGTGAAAATTATTCCGGCGTAACGGCCAAATGGCTGCAAACGCGTGACCCCAAACAACAAAATCCTCAATTGAGTATTAATCGTCAGTCCGGAGGGCAGCAGACAGAAGCACTGCAGCACCCGGATGCCGCCGCACCGGTAGCGGGAGCAGCAGGCAAGGAGCAGAAACCGCAAGAGAGGCTGGTGGGATCGGCGGAGAACGTATTTGAGCTCACCACGGTTTATGCCTCTGAAGAACAGGCGCTCAGGGCTGCAGAGGCGAAGTGGCGCGCGCTTCAGCGGGGAACCGTGGAGTTTTCCATCCAGCTTGCGCTGGGACGCGCCGATCTGTTCCCCGAAACGCCGGTGCTGGTAAACGGTTTTAAACGCGTCATTGACGAGCAGGCGTGGATCATCAGCGAGGTGGTGCATACCCTCAACGATAGCGGATTTACCACGCAGCTTAAGCTTGAGCTGAACGTCAGCGACGAAAAATTTACTGTTGATAGTGAGTAATGTAGTTGCTATTGGTTTTATTTTGGGTATTATTGATTCACAAAATGTGAATCAAGTGGAGGGGTACATGTTTCATTGTCCTAAGTGCAAGCATTCAGCGCATGCGCGTACCAGTCGCTATCTCAGTGAAAATACCAAAGAGCGCTACCACCAGTGTACCAATGTGGACTGCAGCTGTACGTTCGTGACGATGGAGTCCGTGGAGCGTCTGATTGCGACGCCTGGCGCCTCTGAGAGTGTCCGAACGGCTTCACTGGCGCGCAGTTAG